ATATTCATGTCTCTAATATAGCAAAGATTTAAGCAAGAGACAAGTGTTTGTCAGCAAATCGAGATTTTTTGTAGTGCTTGAAGTCATGCAAGTGCGTCCTCTCTATGTTCTTGTATATTTCATATGGGCAGTCTGTCCATGTATCCTTCCATATCATCCAGTCATAAGATAATAATATAGGTATCATGTCCTTGTCGTCTATGTATGTGTTGAATGGCATATTTCTTCTCCTTGTTTATTGAACTGTTTATTTATATTTGGTACATATAGTACTCCGTCCTCTGCTAATAGGTTTAGCATTGAGTGAAACCAGTGGTTGTTGACTGTGTGCTGGTTGTGTGTCAGCCCTGTGTAGTGCTGTTGTGACCATTGTATCATGGCATTGTCTCCGATAGTTTGAACACTGCATCCCTGACTCCTCTACTGAAGGAGCATAGGTATGACATCTCTGCACGTGTGAGCTTGTTGTGTACTCTGAACTGTTCCCATGCGTCCTCGTATCTGTTTGCGATTCCGTTTGCTTTGTAATTTAACATTATATAAACTCCATGCTTGGTGTGATAAATAGACCAACAGCGTCTTGGTTGAACATGTCCTTGTATAGCCATGCAACCTTCTCAACTGCGTCTCTGTTGCCTGTGTCAATGCTGACTATCTTGGTATCTTCGAGGTCGGACTGCCATGTTCCCACTGCGTCCTGTATGGTATAACCGTCGAAGTGTGAGTCAAGCACCTCCTTGCAGTACATCTCCCAGTCAAGATCGGACACGTATCCGTCCTTGCCTATACTGCGTCCATAAGTTAAGTGATGTAGCATAACTGCGTCCTTTGATGATTGTGATGTGTGATTATTTGTCTCATACTACTATTATAGCAAATCATTATGAGAATGACCTGAGATATGAGAGAACCAAGATAAGTCTCTTGAGTCCAATGAGACTGATTGTGAATGAGTGTGAGTCCCAAGTAAGACTCACTAAATATATTGTACATACTATTTAAATATAATTACATTGTTATCTGGAGTTAATACTGTTACTTTAGTACAATATTCTCCAAGTTCTGGATTTAATAATCTAGTACCAAATTCAATTTCATTTGCTTTACTTAACTGGCAAGTTTCAAATACATCATTAAAATCTTCTTGATCTAATGTTAATCCTATTACATTCTGTGTTTCATCATCTTCTGATAATTCATAATCTAAACCAATTGCATCTAGTAGTTCTTCGCAATCAATATCTATTTCTATATTGACAGTATATTCTTTTGTTTTATTCATGATACTTTCTTATGTAATTTGTTTGTATTGTTATTTGATTTGATAAACTTACTCTTACGATTGTAAGTAATAGTTGAAGGTAATTGAGAATAAGATACAGTCTTGCATTGATCCTCAAGTTGTTTAATCTGTCTGTATAATGTTTGATAATAAGATAATGATTTCATAGTAATACTAAACTCCTACTAATTCTAATTGCTGTACATAGTTAACACCATTAACTTGTAATCCTAATACTTGTAAACAAGTTAAATCTCTCTCAGTAAGTGTCTTCTTACCTGTTAGATTCTGTAATGCGTCAGCTTGTACTGGATCTGTAACATAGTGTAGTGTACGACCGAAGGCTGTCTTAGGTTGAGTCTGAATGTTGGTCATGTGTTTGTCTCCTTTTGTCTCTTACACTATTATAATAGCAAGATAATCTGAGACTCACTCAAGATTTGTCGGTTCTCACACGATTTATTTCGGACTCAATCTGCAACGCCAACAGATCGCGTCTCATGTGTCCACACAGTATCAGATTGCGTCCATGTTGCGATGATTGTGAACGGCACTCCGCACCTTGACCAGTCTCAGCCTGCGTCTCACGTAAGCTACGTCCGTGTTGCGGTGAGTCTCATGCGTCTGGTGCGACTCGTTGAGACTCGGCCACCGTAGTATAGTGCGACCCATATGGGACATCTGCGACCGTGTGCATACGTATACCGACCTCTCAAATTTCTGTCAAAATTTATGGGTAGGGGTAGTAGATAAAGAATTATCACCTCATATGATAATAGGTACAGAGGACGAGTCCACCCTTCTCCTCCCCTGTATAAGTGCGTGATCGACCTAACGCCAGTTATAGCCATGGTTATGGTCTTCTTGACCTCTAGCCTCTCTACGCTGCTCTATATCCATACCCAACACCATATGATTAGCTGATGCTTGGGGGTCATCTAGGAACTCTTCGAGCATTGTATTCCATTCTTCTTGCTTTCTTAGAGCTATTTGCTGCTCTGCACTGATAGAAAGGGCATCTGTGAAGTATTTTACCCCCTGTGCAAGGCAATCTAGCCTGTCATCGTGTTTTACTGCCCGTTTTTCACGGCACATACGACTCATTTGGTAAAATAGCATATAGAGAAGACGTTGTTCGGGAGCTTCTGTCGGGTTACTGTTGTAGTCCCAGTCGATAACGCCACGATCAACGATAAGACGATGCTGGTTAAGCACAGGTTCAAGACTATCAATAATCCTGTCTTCTTTTCTAACATTTGCCCGTACTTCTTCAATATATATCGCCTGTTTTGTGTTCTGTAGATGTTTTTTAAATAGTTCACCAACGATTCCGTCTCCAAAGTTAGTTTCTACTACAAGTGAACTGACATCATACTTCTCACACCCCTTGAGTATGTCTAGGAGCGTAGTGTCGCTGTATCCGTCTCTGTAAGCCCGCATTTCATGTAGATAGATGAACCCGTTTCGCTGTGATAAATAAGCAGCGGTCGTCTCATCAGAGCCTCTACCGGAGGGATCGACAGAGCAAATGGTTTCTGTGTATCCACCCCACTCCCCACTAAGTTGCATCGGAGAGTAAAAGTAATCTCCGGGGAGTCCGACGCTTGGTGCGTCTTTGATAACGTTTGCTGGGTCTGAGCACCATACGACATTCTCGGGTGCAGAGTTAGGGTTAACGCTAGTAACAACGAGATCAGCCATCTTAAGTGGGAACTTCGCTGCATCGGATAGAGATGTATCAAGTTGAAATTGTAATAGGTAGTTTGATCTGCCCATCGAAGCCTCTCGCTCCAACAGGTCTTCATGTGAGAATCTGTCATCTGTAGGAGTCCATTCTTCGGCTCCTTCTTCGATGTCCTCCTGTATCTCAAAGGCTAGCAGTCCTTCATATTTGGACAGCTGCTTCTTTCTTGGGTATCTTGCAGGCCAGACCAAGGGCTTGTAGTTACGCTCAGCCAACCTACGGTAAATAGTAAAAGTAGTCTGAGGAGTCCCGAGATACATAATACGGCTATCACTTTTTGGCGTGAGGATAGATTCAGCTTCCGTACATAGTTGTAAAAGTTTTTCACGCATGAACTCCGTTAAGCTGTTACCGGGTACTTCTACGTCGTCTAGGATCATCAGGTCAGCACGAGATCCTGTCAGCTGTCCGGTGATACCAACTGACTTGACTGACGGTGCTTGGTGTGGGCTACAGTTAACATCAAAGCTTATCCTTGACCATCTACTGTCGTCTGACTTGGGCTGGAGGTGGCTTAACCAAGGTGTGTCTATGATGAGTTTCTGTAGAAAGATAGACATGTTGTCTGCACGTTCTTTCGACGCAGAGATAATCATAACCTTTCTTTCTGGGTCATTAAATAGTGTCCATAAAACAAAGGCACCAGTAATCCAGCTCTTACCTACACCACGAAACGCCTGCACTTGCAAACGCTTCGGGCCGTTCTGTAGGTAGTCTGCTATCGCATACTGTGCCCTCGTAGGACTTGGCAAGTCTAGCTGTGACCACAATGCCTGTAGAAACAGCTTAAAGTCTTGCTGTAGTAAAACTAGGGAATTTTCCATTTTTTCGGTTATTTAGTTACACTCGGATCTTCAAAGTATTTCTTTTGATTTTTTCTTCGTTTTGCAGCTTCTCGTTTATTACGTGCTTCTATACGATATTTTTCTAAGAAATTTTCGACATCAATAATATCTTCAAAAAAGTCAGTCTGTTTAGCACCACCTTTAAGAGGTTTACCATACAACTTGTTTAAAGCTTTTTGAGCGTCTTCACCTGTTCCACCACTAGCAATTATATCTCTTAAAATATCAATATTTCGTCTGTTTCTAGTTGATAATACACGCATAACATCTAAACTAGGATTAAGTTGCTCAATCTCCAAAGATAAATTAATATCTTTAATTAAATTTTCTAAAGCTTTTACTTGATACCTTGGTGACATGATATTTCTAGGTAATAATCCTTGACTATTCATTTCCATCATAACATCCATTATTTCTTGGAATGAGATAGAAGTTCCTTGTGCATATAATACTTCATAAACTTTCATAGCTTGTGCAGCTATCCGTTCTGATTGAGCTATTATTTGACCTAATTCTTTTGCTTTTTTTAATCTATAGCTTTTACTTTTTAGCATAGTGTTTAACACTTTTGGAGTAAAGAATTTTTCTCCATGTCCACCTAGAACATCTGTGTAAAATAAATGTGCATAATAATGTGGAGTATCTGAACCACCACCTATAATTGGCATCAAATTACCGGACATACTACCTAAACCTTTAGCATAGTCAGGTAGTTCTTGTAATATAGCATCATTTACTTGTCTGTAAATTACACTATTGTATCCTAATCCATGATGGATACCAGATATAGCATGTAAAGCCGCTATATGATGTATTTGAGCTGCGTTTCTAGGCAATCCTAGTGCATCTAAAGCTGGCCCATATAATCGACGTAATTTTGGCACTTCTACTGCTCTATAACGTCCAAAATCTACTCCTTGAGGTACTCCTCCTACAGTTACTGGTGACTGGAATCTCTCTAAAAAGTCTCTTGCTGTGACTTTGTTACCAGTTATACGTCCTCCAGCTATTAGTTGCCTAATAACATTATAATCAAATATATCAGCACTACCTACTACAGTTCTATACCCCGGTATGTCTGTAATACTTCCAACTAAAGTTGATTGCATCTGTGGTGTTACATTAGGAGCAGACTCTTTAGCTAGTTGAGTAGCATCAGTAGCTCGTAACTCATTAGCAAGTTTTGTAGGTGTAACTTGATTATACTCTTCTTTTAATTGACCATAAGTAGGACTAAATGGATCAACGTCATAACTATCTAAATTTGTTATTTGCTCATACTTATTAGCTTCAAAATCAAGAGGATCTGTAGGGCGTTTAGCTACAACCACCGGCACGTTACCTGTGCTAGTTATAGTAATTGGTTTTACACTTGTTATCTTGTTGTTGACTTGACTAAGTATATCTCGTTGAGTTTGAGACGTAACTTTATAAGGATTAACTACGTCTACAACATCATCAAGTGCACTACCATCTACTGTTGGCAGTTTACCACCGAGTCTTCTGCCTAAATTACCGGACTTTACAAGTGTAGATTTAGGAAATCTAGCAGCTTTGCCTACACCAACTGCGGTAATTATTATTTCTGCTGCTGCTGGGATAGCTCTCTCATCAATATTAGTAGCGTCACTAATTGCTTGTACACCTTTAGCTAAAGGCGAAAATACTGTACCAAGAACTTGATTTTTAGCATCACCTATAGCTTGTGTAACTTGACCATATTTACCAAGAACTTTCCCTGATCTTCTTAGCTCCCTACGTCTTTCTGCTTCTTCAGCACTAGGGCCAAATGGTGTAAAAGGTAAATTTTCAACAAAATCAAAAAATCGTTTACCTACTTTTTGTTTTTCTTCTTCATTCATTGTATGTGTGCTAATATAGTTTGTTCTCGGTCGGTGATACCGAATCGACCTCTCATCCAGTT